TAACCCATTCGCTGAAACTGGTGCCGCTTCAGGTGCTGTTACAGCTGTGAATGACGCTGGTAACTTAAATTCAAACAGATACTACAGACGAGTTAAAGTTTCTAACTTAATGTAATATCAGTTGGATAACCAACTATATTTAAAAAGGGGAGGCGTCAAAACCTCCCCTTTTTTTTAGCATATAAATACTTTTATGACAACGATTAATTCGCTTTCCAGACAACCGACTGCTCAGGATTATGCTAGTCCTACACAGTTTAAGTTTAGTATTATCAAATTGCCTAAAGTAGAATACTTTTGTACTGCTGTTAATATACCTGGTATTCAATTAGGTTCTACAGAACAGCCTACGTCACTTAAAGACATACCTATTCCAGGTGATAAGTTAACATATGATACTTTGTCAATGACTTTTATGGTAGATGAAAATTTAGAGAACTACCAAGAAATACACGGATGGTTAGTAGGTTTAGGTTTTCCACGTGACTATTCTGAATTTAGAAATTTAGCAACTTCAGGAGATGATAGATTTCCTGGAACATCTAATACTGTTTCAACTGAACCAGGTAAAGTTAAATACGGTGCTAATAATTCTGGTGGAACATTTTCTGATGCTACGTTGTCTATTTTAACAAGTAAAAACAACCCTATACTTGAAGTTAGATTTAGAGATATATACCCAACAGTATTATCTGGTTTAAATTACGACCAACAAGCTGGTGATGTAGATTATCTAACGGCAAGTGTAACATTTAATTATAATATATACGATTTTGCTAGTGTAGGTTCTTCATCAACCTCAGTAACAACATCTTAAAAACCTTTACAATTTAAAGGTTTTGTGATATAATGGAGATATTATGGACTTAGAACAATTACAAGAATTGGTTGATAAAGACTTAAAAATTAATGATACAGAACTTGATTTAGAAGCTCTTAAAACACCTCAATTACACAACAAATATATGAAATACTTAACTAAGTTTAAGTTAATGTTAAGTAGAGCAGATACAGAATATAACAGTTTAAAACGAGAAAAATGGGAATACTATACAGGTAAAGCACCTGCTGAAGTATATGCTCTTAAACCTTTTGATTTAAAAATACTTAAAACGGATATAGACAAATACTTAGATTCAGACGAAGAATTACAAAGACAAAAACAAAAAGTTGACTACTTACAAACAACAGTTGACTTTTTAGATAGAACTATTAGACAAATAAGTAATAGAGGATTTTTAATTAAAGACGCAATCGACTGGAGAAAGTTTACCAGTGGTGCTATATAAATAGAATAAACATATAAAAAAGGTGATTAAATAATGCGAGTAACAAATCCATACTTTTACTTCAAATCAGCCATACCTGAAAAGAAGTGTAAAGAGATTATTGCCTACGGTTTATCTAAAATGACAGTAGATGAACAAAAAGGTATATCAAGTGTTGCCTCTACCTTTGACGGTAAAGAAAAAGGTGGCATTGATATGAAAGGCAATAAAGCAACCGGTAAATCAACTGGTGGTGCTAACAAACAAACATTAAAGAAAAAAGGTATTGATGATAAATCATCTTACGTAAGAGATAGTTATATTTCTTGGTTAAATGATAGATGGTTATACGATCTTTTTCATCCATATGTACACGAGGCTAATCAAAAAGCTGGTTGGGGATATGAATGGGATTTTTCAGAGTCATTTCAGTTTACAGTTTATAAAGGTCATAAAACACAAGGTCAGTTTTATGGTTGGCACGCTGATGGACAATCAGATTGGCCAGGTGCTTATAAGCCTGCGATTAATACAGGCACACAAGAAAAACCTATTTGGCATTTAGTAGATCGAAACCAAGATGGTTCAATTAAATTAGATGGTCAAGGTAAACCTGTACCTCATAAAGATAAAGCACCTTTACGTAGAAATGGAAACTTAGGTCCTGGGTTTACAGATAATCCAAATATGTGGGATAAAGTTAGAAAAATAAGTATGACTGTTAATTTAACAAATCCTAAAAATTATGCTGGAGGAAATTTAAAATTTGATATGGGCGATCATAGTAACAAAAAATATAAAATTTGTGAAGAAATAAGACCGACTGGCTCAATTATTATATTTCCTTCATATCAGTATCATTGTGTAACACCTGTGACAAGAGGTATAAGATACTCATTAGTATTGTGGTCTTTAGGAAGACCATTTAGATAAGAGGAAAATATGGCTAAAATAGATTATAAAAAAACTGCTGAATTTTATAAAAAGAACAAATACGTTGTAATTAAAAACTTTATTTCAAAAGAAAAGGCTGCTTTTATTTACGAATATTGTAAAATGAGAGCTCAATCTGCTTGGTCTATGAGAACATCACAAGCACCTTTTTATCGACCAGATATAGACGGTACATTTGAAGATAAACAAGTACCAGGTACGTATTCTTGTTATGCTGATCCTATAATGGAAACTTTACTAGCACAAGGTTTAGATGGTATGAGAAAAATTACTGGTCTTAATTTAGCACCAACATATTCGTATTGGAGATTATATAAGAATGGTGATGAATTAAAAAGACACAAAGATAGACCAAGTTGTGAAGTATCTACTACATTGTGTTTAGGTTATGATAACTCTAATTTAAAAGATAAGAAAAAAGATTGGAAAAAATACAATTGGCCTATGTGGGTAGATAAGACAGGTGGTTTTGGTAATAAAGGAACCCCTTGTCATATGGAACCTGGCGATATGATTGTTTATAGAGGTTGTATTGTAGAACATTGGAGAGAACCATTTTTAGGCGGTAATCACGCTCAAGTATTTTTACATTATAATAACGTTGATGGACCATATAAACAAAATTGTGTTTTTGACGGCAGACCTCATTTAGGTTTACCTCATATGTTTAAAGATCCTGCTAAAGTACAGGCTATGGCCGAGGCTGATAAATTACTTAATCAAAAACAACCTTATAAAAAATAACATAAATATTTTTATATTATGTTTTTGGATTCAGTATATTATATCAAAGAAAATGCTTTTTCGGAATCATTTTGTAATAAAATATTACAACAAGGTTATCAAAAAAAGTTAGAGTTAGCAAAAATTGCTGACGGTAATCAAGTCAATAGAAAATCACACGTTAGTTGGTTAGACGACAAATCACTTGTTGAACAAATTACACCTGTTATTAATGAAGCTAATGAAAAGACTGGTTGGAACTTTTTACTAAGAGAGTTTGAGCCATTACAATATACAATCTATAATATAAGAGATCATTATGATTGGCATATAGATTCACACGCTAAAACATATAAAAATGGTTTAATCAGAAAGTTAAGTTTTACTATCTGTTTAAATGATGATGAAACTATAAACAATAACTATAAAGGTGGTAATTTTGAAATCTGTATACCACACCCACGTTATCAAAAACACAAATATTTCAAATTTAAAGATACATTTAAACAAGGAACTATTATAGTTTTTCCCTCACACGTATGGCACAAAGTACATCCTGTCACATCTGGTACTAGAAAAGTATTAGTAGGTTGGGTTGTAGGTAAATCATTTGTATGACAACAACTAGATATTTAATCATAGATAAAAAAGACGAAGTCTATTTGAAGATAGAAGCCGACGCCGACATTAGACGAGAACTTGGTGAATACTTTACGTTTGAAGTACCAGGTTTTAAGTTTATGCCACAATATCGTAATAGAGTTTGGGATGGTAAAATTAGATTATTCAGTTATGCCACAGGTCAAATCTATGCTGGTCTATATCCTTATATTGTAGATTGGTGTAACAAAAACAGTGTACAAATAGTCGATGGCACTAAAATAAAAGACGTAAATGTATCAGACGAAAAAATAGATAAGTTTATCAAAGCACTTAAAATACCTAAAATAGAAATAAGAGATTATCAACGAGAGGCATTTGTTCACTCTATAAAAAAGAATAGATGTTTATTAGTTTCGCCAACTGCGTCTGGTAAATCACTTATTATATACTTAATTCTTATCTTTAATTTACTTAGATTAAAAGATACTAAACAAGATAAGATACTTATTATTGTTCCTACAACATCATTAGTAGAACAGTTATTTAAAGACTTTAAAGATTATGGTTATAATAGTTTGAGAAATGTACATAAGATATATTCTGGACACGATAAAGATACAAATAAAAGAGTTATCATATCTACTTGGCAATCAATCTACAATCAGCCAAAGAAATGGTTTAATCAGTTTGGTATGATAATAGGTGATGAGGCACACTTATTTAAAGCCGTTTCATTAACTAAAATTATGACTAAACTTATCAACTGTAAATATAGAGTTGGATTAACAGGTACTTTAGACGGTACAAAAACACATAAGTTAGTTTTAGAAGGTTTGTTTGGCACAGTTAATAAAGTTGTATCAACCAGTGAACTACAAGAAAGAAAACAACTTGCTGATTTAAAGATTATGTGTTTAATATTAGAACACGATAAAGACGCCAGACATTTTTTAAAAGATAAAAGTTATCAGGAAGAAATGGATTATCTTGTATCTAACGAAAAAAGAAATAAGTTTATTAGAAATCTAGCTGTTAGTTGTAATGGAAATACTTTATGTTTGTTTCAATATGTAGAAAAACACGGTAAACTTTTAAAAGAAATGATAGAAGATAAAGCTAAAGATAAGCAAGTCTTTTATGTTTATGGTGGTGTTGATGCTGATGAAAGAGAAAAGATAAGAGAGATTACTGAAAAATCAGATAACGCTATTATTGTTGCTTCATATGGTACTTTTTCAACAGGTATTAATATTAGAAATTTACATAATATTATTTTTAGTAGTCCAAGTAAAAGTAGAATAAGAAACTTACAATCTATTGGTAGAGGTCTTAGATTAAAAGATAACAATTCACACGCTACTTTATATGATATTGCTGATGATATATCATACAACGAAAAAGAGAACTACACACTCCAACACTTTAAAGAAAGAATAAATATTTACAATGAAGAAGATTTTAATTATGAGATACATAACGTAGAGTTAAACAATGGCCGAGATAAACATTAAAATAGTAAAACAAATTAAAATTGTTAAGTTACTCAATGGTGATGACATTGTCACTGCTTTTCCTATTGAACAATTAGAAGACAAGTCGCCATATATTAGATTAGTTAAACCTCTACAAATTAAATATGTTCCTCAATTTACAAAAGCTGGACTAAAAGATTATATTGCTTTAATTAAATGGAATGGATTTACACACGATCCGATTGTTACAATTCCTAAAGATAAAATTTTAACAATAACAAACGCTACTGAAGAAATGAGTAGAAGTTATCATCAAATAGCCAAAGGGTATGAAAAAATAGATCCTCCTCCACAAGGAAAAGAAAGTGATGAATATTATGAACAAGAAAGATTAAGTGAAGAAGCTGAAGAAGAATATAATGAAATATGGGATTCTTTCCGTGATACTAAGAAGACATTACATTAGTACCTAAAGCACCTTATCAAACGGCTACACGCCTCATTATACATATTTTTTAGCAAAAGTCAATGCTATATGGAAAAAAGTGAATGGAAAATTGAAGCAGGTTTTGATACAGATAATTGGCGAAAATCTGTTATAGAATACTACTATTTTAAAGGCACTCCCAAACAATTAGAAAATCATATATTAAAGAGATACAAAGAAGGTGCTGAATACGTCACTGTAGAGTTGTATAAGCATTGACATTTTTAACGAAAGGTGTTATATTATAAACATTATGGCAACAAAAAAGAAAACCGAACATTACGTAGATAATAAAGAGTTTTTAGAAGCGATGAAGGGATATAAAAAGCTTTGTAGAAAGGCAAAGCGTGAAAAACAACCTAATCCTCCAGTGACAGATTATATTGGTGGATGTTTTTTAAAGATAGCGAATCATTTATCATACAGACCTAATTTTATAAACTATACATTTAGAGATGATATGATTAGTGATGGTATTGAAAATTGTTTACAATACTTAAATAACTTTGATCCAGAAAAGTCAAACAATCCTTTTGCTTACTTTACTCAAATTATTTTCTATGCTTTTGTACGAAGAATACAAAAAGAAAAGAAACAAGTAACAATCAAACACAAGTTGATAATGGATGCTAATTATGATGATATGACATTACAACCAGGTGAAGATAGAGAATTTAGAAATCAATTTAGTGAATTTTTAAGACAGAATACAGTAATTGATGAAAAACCAAAAGAAAAGAAACCAAGAAAAAAAAGAACATCAAAATCTAATTTAGAATATTTTATATAATGAAAATTGCTTTATTAAACGATACTCACTTTGGTGTGAGAAACGATAGTCCTGCTTTTATGGATTATCAAGTTGATTTTTATGACAATCAATTTTTTCCATACTTAGAAGAAAACAATATCAATACACTAATACATTTAGGTGATGTAACTGATAGACGTAAGTTTATTAATTTTAAAACAGCTAGTGTGTTTAGAGAAAAGTTTTTTAAACGATTATGGCATATGAAAATTGATACTCATATTATTGTAGGTAACCACGATACTTATTATAAAAATACAAACGAAGTTAATTCTGTAACCGAACTGTTTACAACGTTTGATGGCAAACACGAACCTTGGATATACACAGGACCTAAAGAAGTTGAATTAGGTGGATGTCGTATGTTATTTTTACCTTGGATATGTGATGACAATTATGATGACTCGATTTATGCTATTGATAATTCAACGGCAGAAATATGCTTTGGTCATTTAGAAATCAAAGGATTTGAAATGATGAGAGGTCATTATAACGATCAAGGATTAGAGCCAAGTCAATTTAAAAGATTTGAAAAAGTTATATCAGGTCACTTTCATAAAAAATCAGATG